ATCGCGGGTGTGCTTGCGGCGCACTCTGGTGATGTCCTCCAGCTTCACACTCTTCATGCGGGTCTGGCGGCGGAGCCAGTGTAAGGCAATCGATTTGTAAGCGTCGCCAAGGTCGGTGTAGTCGGGGATCTTCTTTTGCTTCCAGCGGGCGAATCGCTTTTCGGCGCAGCGCTTGCCGTCCACAAGGGTGGTGTAGTAGCCCTCGCGGAGTCGGTCGAACTTGATTTCAAAGCGAGTGTCAAGGTGGTTGTTCCAGATCGTTTTCCAGCCGCCGGTCAGGTCGTCTGTGCATTTGCCGACCCGAATGGTCAGGAGGTCGCCGTAGGCTTCGCCGAAGGAGCCGCGGGTTTCGATCAGAACCCGAAGCACCTCGGAGCCGTTGGTCAGGTCGATGTGTGCCATCTCACCCTGGCTGCCGCCCATCGTCTCGGGGTTGATTTGGTAGCCCTGTGCGAGAAGCTCGGTCACCTTCTGGGTGTAGAGGGTGCGGATGTCGTTCATGGTGTAAACCTTCATGGTGTGTTCCTCCCTGGGCTGTTGCCCATCTTGATTTGGAAGCGTGTGGCTCCCGCGACCCCGTTGGGGGTTTCGGCCTGTGCCGGAGGCCATCGTCAGGCGGGACTTGATTTGAAAGTTCCCCGTGGGGGAGGCTCCCCGTGTGTCAGGAAGCCTGCCGCCATGCGCCGTTGCCGGGAAGGAGCTTGGTCAGGTGTTTGCGGGCGGTCTCGAATTCGTCTCCGATGAAACCCAGTTGGAGGAGCCAGCATCGGAAGGTGTACTTTGGGTTGTCGGTGACCGGCCTTGTCGGGCTGGCGGCCTTGCTGGAAAGGGCCTTATGGCTGATGGCCATGCAAAGCTGGATGTAGCTTTTGATCTCCCCTGCGTGGAGGGTCGCGTTGAAGGCGCGGAACTCGATGGTGTGCGCGGGGCGCTCGGTGGAGAAGGTCGCGTGAAGGTTGAGAAGGTGGTAGCGGCTTCCGTCGTAGTGGCTGGCCGCTCTGTAGGCCCAGTGGCGTTCGTTGTACCAAATCGCAGCGAAGGCTTCCATCGTGCGGGGCTTGCGTGTGTTCAGACGCTGAAGGAAGTCCTGTTCGACGGGCTTGCACCATTGGTGTCTGCGGCTGGGGCTGATGCCCAGGGCCTGTGTCAGAAGGTCTTCCTTCGCGTTGATGATGTTGACCAGCCGCCGCAGGCTTTCGGGGGTGTGTTCCCCGAGCCCGATGTGGATGTGGATTCCGCAGGATCCGTCCACCTTGGCGCCCGCCTTGCGGATGGCGCGGACCACCTCTTGGACCATCTCGATGTCCTCCCAGCGGCAAACCGGGCTGACCACCTCTGCCGAGGGGTCGGTGACCGAGCCGTCGCGCTCGACTGTCCACTTTCTGCCGTCGGGCATCGGGACTTCCCAGTTACCCAGGTGTGTGCCTACGTAGTGTGCGGTCGTACTAAAGTGGTCTGCGATGGCCTTCGCGGTCTTTTCGCGTCCCAAGCCCGTGGTTTCCAGTTCGATGCCGAAAGTCTGGTTTTTCATGGGGTTGCCTCCTTTTCGTTCCCCGTGGGGTGTTCCCCGCGGCGTGACACATTCATCACTCTTTTTGCCCGAAATAGCAACCCGACCGAACCACCAAATAATCGCCCCCAACGACGGTGCGCCATCGACAAAGAAAAAACGGCTTCCTATATAGCGCGCGAACGCGCCCGAGCGCCCGCCCGCGAGAAAATCAGCTGGACCATGTCATCGCCTTAACCCGTCACAGCCCGCCCCGAAGCTTGCATCTGTTTCGCGCAAAACCGCCGAAAAAGGGGCTTTTCGGGGGCATATAGCGCCCCTCCGCCCCCTTTTTGCCGCCCAAATCGCGGCTTTTTGCCCCGGAACACCCCCAATGTGCCGGAAAAACCGCCCCAGATCGGGGCCCCGGGGCCAGATATCTTCCCGGAAGGCTCCGCCCGGGCCGCCCCAGGGCGCGCACGTTGCGCCACGTTCGCCCGGCTTTTGCCGCGCACCCAGCCGCCGCGCCCGCGGCCCCCGCCCGCGACAGCCCCGAAAAAGCCCCAACGCTGCCCCTTTTGCCGCCAGCCGGCCTTTTTGCCCCGTTGCCCGCCCCAACACCCCGCCCGCCGCCGTTTGCGTCGCCCGTCGTGCCGCCGCCCGCGCCCACCAGCCGCCCCGCCCCGGCACACTTTCGCCGTTCGCCACAACGCCGCTTCGCCGTGGAGAAGTGTGCGGCCCAGGGGGGCCTCGATCCTCGTGCGCGACCTCCAAGCGACCGCCGCCCCCTCTCGCGTAAAATTCCGCGAAATTAGGGGCCCCGGGGTCTACGCCCCAAAAAGCAAAAAAGCCGCCCTTGTGACGGCGTGTTCGCGCTGTTGTAGCTCAAAGGCAGAGCAGCTGATTTGTAATCAGCCCATCGCGGTTCGAGTCCGCACAGCAGCTCCAATTATTCAGTTATCGTAGGAAGAAATGATCAGGAGGAAACCTCATGAATACAGAAATGACGATCAAGCGATTGCCGGTGAGCATGCTCAAGCCGGCGAAATACAATCCTCGAAAGGATCTGAAGCCGGGCGATCCAGCTTACGAGAAAATCAAGCGCAGCCTTCACGATTTCGGCTATGTCGATCCTGTTATCTGGAACGAGGTGACTGGCAACATCGTGGGCGGCCATCAGCGTTTTAAGGTGCTGACTGCCGAGGGTGCGACCGAGATCGACTGCGTGGTCGTTCACATCGAAAATCCGCAGGATGAAAAGGCTCTGAACATTGCGCTCAACAAGGCGGTCGGTGAATGGGAGCCCAAGGCGCTGGCTGACCTGATCTCTGATCTCCAGCTTTCTGGCTACGATGTGGGCGCTACCGGCTTTGACGCTGCCGAGGTGGATGATCTGTTCTCCAAGGTCCATGATAAGGACGTGAAGGATGACAACACCAATCTGGATGCGGAAACGGTGGAGCCCTTTGTCAAGCCCGGCGACCTGTGGATGCTGGGCCGACATCGCATGATCTGCGGCGATGCGACCAGCGAGGAGGACATCAACACCCTCATGGGGGATGTGAAGGCCAACCTCATCGTGACGGATCCGCCGTACAACGTGGCATACGAATCTGCGGATGGTAAGACCATCCAGAACGACAGCATGGAAGATGAAAAGTTCTACGCCTTCCTGCTTGCTGCTTTCCAGAACTGGCGGACACATCTGGCGGAAGGTGCGTCCGCTTATATTTTCCACGCGGATACGGAGGGGTTGAATTTCCGTCGCGCCTTTAAGGAGGCGGGCTTCCACATCAGCGGCGTGTGCATCTGGGTCAAGAACTCCCTAGTGCTGGGCCGCAGTCCGTATCAGTGGCAGCATGAGCCGGTTCTGTACGGATGGTTGCCCAACGGCAAGCATAAGTGGTTTGCTGATAGGAAGCAGACAACCATCTGGAACTACGACAAACCTAAGAACAGCAAGGCGCATCCCACCATGAAGCCTATCCCGCTTCTGGCTTATCCCATCAAAAACAGCTCTGCGCCCAACGGTGTGGTGCTGGATACCTTTGGCGGTTCCGGCAGTACGCTCATTGCCTGTGATCAGACGGATCGCATTTGCTACACCTCTGAGCTTGACCCCAAGTATGCGTCTGTCATTGTGCTGCGGTACACGGAGGCGGCCGGAGCAGCGAATGTGTCTGTTCTCCGGGATGGAAAAACCATGACGCTGGAAGAGGTCATGGCTGAAAAGAACTGAGTTGTAAATGAAAACATAGGAAGGAGGTGCCGCCAATGGCGACCCGTGGCCGAAAGCCCAAGCCTACAGCTTTGAAGATGCTGGAAGGCAACCCCGGCAAACGTCCCCTGAACGAAAATGAGCCGAAGCCGCCCAAGGGAACGATCCGCTGTCCGACCTGGCTCGAGGCGGAAGCGAAGAAGGAATGGAGGCGGCTGGCTCCGTCCCTGGAAGCTATGGGCGTACTGACCACCGCTGATATTACCGCCTTCGCCGGTTACTGCCAGGCGTATGCCCGATGGAAGGAAGCGGAGGAGTTCATTACACAGCACGGTTCCATTTTCCAGACCCCGTCCGGCTATGTACAGCAGGTTCCACAGGTATCCATCGCCCAGCAGAACCTCAAGATCATGCAGTCTTTCTGCTCCGAGTTCGGTTTGACCCCGGCGACCCGATCCCGCATTATTGCCGGCAATGGCGACAAGGTTGATGAGGACGACCCGATGGAGCTGCTTTTGAAGGGTGGTGGCTGATATGCCCTTCGATGAGCGAAAAGCCCAGCGTGTCGTGAAATTCATTGAGTGCCTCAAGCACACCAAGGGTGAGTTCCACGGCAAGCCCTTCATCCTTCTGCCTTGGCAGAGGAAGATCATCGAGGATGTGTTCGGCACTGTCCGGGATGATTATCCCGATATGCGCCAGTACAACACAGCCTACATTGAAATACCCAAGAAGAACGGAAAAAGTGAGCTGGGCGCGGCTCTTGCGCTCAATATGCTCACCAATGACGATGAATGGAAAGCGGAGGTTTACTCCTGCGCATCAGACCGCCAGCAGGCCGCCATCGTCTTTGACGTGGCGGTAGATATGGTTCGCCAGTCGCCGGCACTGAGCAAGCGCATCAAGATCATTCCGTCTGTGAAGCGTATGGTGTACCAGCCCACCGGTAGCATCTATCAGGTGCTGTCCAGTGAGGTTGCCACCAAGCACGGCCTGAATGTATCGGCCTGCATCTTTGATGAGCT